ACGAACACCTTGGCATTCACGATACCGTTCTCAAGATCGGCAGCAGAGTTAATGCGACCATCACAAATAACCTGGAAGGCATCGGAAGGCTTGGCACCAAACAGAGCGCCCTTGACATACAGCTGATTCAGGATGCTATTGCCGATCGAGATGATCTGGTTGTAGATCACACCGAAACCGTCGATAACATTGAAGATCTGACTGTCGAAGGCAGTACGCAGCGAGCCATACACGACGTTGAGAATAACGCGAGTGTTGACGAACTGGTACAGACGCTGCTGTGCATCCTTGGTGTTGACACGAGTGCGACCACCCCAGATGAACACGGCACTCTGAGGATAACCAGGCAGAGAACGAATCGCGTTGCAACCATCAGGGTTCAGCAGGTTTTGCTGAGCTGAGTTGATGGGAATCTGGGCGGAGACAGCGTCGGCCAGCTGGTACTTGACGCCAGCGGGCGGGAACTGGTAACCTTCAGAGCGGTAGCGGCGAACGGCTACGCCAGTCACATAAGGTGAGGGCGGAATGTAGACGCCAGAGCCGTTCTCGATCCAAGGACCGTAGTAGGCAATGAAACCGAAGGGGTTGAAGTAACGCTGTGAGTCGTCATATAGACGGTTCACGTTGTCGATACCAGCCTCTACGAACACGGCTTGAGGAACACCATTGAAGCCAACGCCACGGAGAGCATTGTCAATGATCTCGGTTGAAGTGATAGCGTCAAAGCGCCACAGGCTAGAAGGAGGAACTTGCTCAGGTGTGAACACCAGCTCAACTTGTGAGCCATAGCAAGGCTGACCGCCTGCAGTCAGGTCGCCGCCGAGGCTAGCAGCAGCGATAACAGCCCAGGTGTAGGTGCTGCCATCGTACTCAAGAACCATGCGGTCACCGATAGCAACAGCAGTGCTGCCGTCGGGAGTGAAGCCAGCTCCAGTAACATCGAAGTAAACACCAACCAGTCGGCTCTGGATAGCAACGAGGTCGTTACCAGAATCACCAACAGCAGCTCCAGCTTGTGCGGAGTAGGTAGTTGTGGCAGTCAGGTTACCGACAGCAGAGATGCTGGCGACGTCCATGGTGAAACCAGCGTAACCAGCGCCGGTCAGCCCCAGGCCAGTGTCACCCAGGGTGTAACCGTTACCACCAGAGGTGATTGTTACAGAGGTGATTACGTTTGCGCCGCTGACAACAACAGTCGCCAGAGCCCCAGCGCCGATACCCGAGCCAGGTGTTACAGGAACGTTAAAGTAGGTTCCTGCAGCCTGAGTGACGGCAGCAAGGGAAAGGTTGCCAACAGTAACCAGAGGACCATTCAAACCAGGGATAGAAGCATCATAGCTACCGCCAGCGATAGGATCGACGGCGGGAACGAGGAAAGCTTCGGGCTGGAAGAACTGATCGACAGTAGGAACGCAGTAGGCGTTACCAATGGACGCGACAGGTGAAGTTGTCGGGTTTACCAGATTCAGCTTAGGGAGCCATCCACACAGTGTAAGGCTTGTCAGATCTTCGCCATAGGGAGTAATCTGATCCTCGCCCAAGATCACTGAACTATTGTTCAGATAGATCGAGGTTGTGGGGTTGTTGGCGCTAGGCGCAGGGGCAACCGAAGAATCAGCAGCCTGGTTGAAGATCGCGCTTGAGTCAAACTCGTACTTGCGAGCGCGAACCATGGGGATCGTAAGCAGCTCAATCGGGGAGATTGTTGTCAGACCGCCACCCAGAACTTGGGAGTAGAAGATTGACGGGAAGGTGCTTACGGTTGCCAGAGCCGGGAAAAGAACAAAGGCGTTAACAGTATAGTTGGCAAGAGAGCTGCTCAACACAAAGGTGTTAACGTCGATGACCTTCACCCAGTAAGGGTTGCTCACGAGCTTGGTTGTCTGGCTCACGAGGTTAGTCGTGGTCGCACCAACAGTAGCTGTAATCGGCTGAGTGAAGAAGATCTTCTGACCGTTGCGCAGACCGTGACCGGTTACGCTGAATGTCGCAGCGCCAGCGAAGGTTGCCACAACGCCTGCGTAGTTAGCAACTTGCAGGGAAGGATTGAGGATCGTACGGCTGACCCAGTTCAGACGGTAGGTGTCTGTGGCATCCTGCAGAGTTCCGGGCAGGTGAAGGGTGTTGACACCAGCGTTCGCACCGGAAACATTCTCAATCAGGTCGGAGGTTTGTCCGTTGACGTTAACCGGCAGATCCCAATAAGGATCAGAATAGGTCACAAGAGCAGTGTCGCCAGTAGGGGCAACCACGGTGAATGCACCAGTGGGAGCTGCGACAATATTGACTGTACCTCCAGCCAGAACAACGGCGTTGTAGATGTTTGAGGCATCTACTGCAGTTGTTGCCAGGAACACGTAGTTCTGAGAGTATTCTGAATCTACAGCTATATCGTAGGGGGGAGCGATGACATAGACGCTAGTCCCATTGAGGGCGGCAAAATCATTGCCAACACCGGCATTGCTCAGAACAACTTCCTGAATAGGAAGTGTAACGGGCCAATACTGGTTTGTGCTCAGCTGGAAGATTCCGTTAACTGCGGTCGGAACCGAGTTAATTGTGTACTGTCCTGCGTCGAGCAACCCGACCTGGACGCTATCGGCAACGATATTAGCTGACTCGTTAACGGCAGTCTGAGCTGACTCGCCATAGACGATAGTCTGATTGGTCAGTTTGTTGTAGCTTACATCAACACCAGTCCACTCGTAAATGGCGTTGTCCACCAGATATTTGAGGCCAGTCACCAGATCAGCAGCGGCCTGATGGGGAACATACTCACTGTACTTGTTTACGTCAGTTACAAGGAAAGGGCCGGGATCAGCCAGGGCCATCCACTTGTAGTTGTTGCTTGCGCAATGATTAGCAGCAGCAGCGCCAACCAGGGCACGGCCATCTGCGTCAAACTGAGCGTAGGCGGTAGGGGTGATCAGATAGCCTTGATCCTGCTGACCGTCAAACGCAGTGCCGATGCACTGGGCATAGTCCTGGGGGACACGAACCAGATTGCCCTGCTGACCAACAATATTCTGGATGTCGTAAGCGTTCTGCATGAGAACGAAGTTGCTACCAACAGGGAATACCTGGGTAACCACAGACACGTTTCCGTCAAAAGTCGTTGAGGCAATGGTTACGTAGCTGTTCTCTGAATTTGAGGTGGGATCCAGATCGTTAACCATACCGGTCTGACGAACATAGACCGAGCTGCTAACTGAGGGGTTGGTCTCAATAGCTTCTGAGACAGCGGCGGCGATTGCAGCCGAGATTTTGCGGTTGTTGACTTCGTCACCGGCAACGTAGTTCACGGGGATGGTCACGGGGACCCCAAGCCACTCACCGTTGGCGGTATAACCGGTAGAACCGTCACCGGAAACCAGTTTGATGCCGTTAATAACTACCTGCACATACACCTTGTTCCCGGCCATCAGAGCGGATGGAAGATCGGTGCTGTTGAGCTTGGTTCCGGAAGGCAGGAACTCGAGTTCTACAATCTGGTTAGGGGTGCCAACACGTACTACGCGCAGGTCTCCAACTTGGGAGTTCTGGAAGAACTCGTTAACGCAGTTGTAGCTAAGTGAAGGGATGCGGTCGCTAGGGATGACTCCACCAAGCAGAACGCGGTAGTCAGCCAGAGAGGTGATAGGGGTGGGAGTGTTAAAGGGAAAAATCGTTGTTGAAACGTTCTCCTCAGTCTCCACCAGCATGTAGACTGTGCTAAAGCTTGCTAAGTCAGCATTAGCAGTAGCGCCGGGGCGCTCATTGATATAAACACCGGGTGCTCCGGGGGTTACGGCCCCGCTACCCAGAGAAAAAGTTGCCATGTTTTTACAGGAAGGGTCCTACCTTTCCGTCGAGCAGTGTAGGCGAGGAAGAATCCTACGTGGTCTCCGCAGAGCTGCCGTTCGGGCATATGAATGCCCTTAATTTTACCCGGCTACTGGATCCCTGTAATGGCTGGAGTAGAGTCTAGGCAGACTCCGTTAATGCTGTCACGATCTACAACGCCTTGCACCGTGTATCGACTGAGTGAATCGACGTAGCTTTCCGTGGTGTCAAATGGGTATATGGCATCCCGCTGTTCTCCGGTTGGCAAACCGAAGATGAAGGACCCCTGAGTGAGTCCCCCTGCATTCCCGTTTCCGTTGGCAGGCCCAGAGATTCGAAGCTGAGCCCCTATCGGAGGTAGTTCTGTCACCTTCCATTGCGGATTCTGCTCCAGAACTTCCCGGTAAGACAGGGAGTCTGTGAAGTACAAGTAACCAAGCTTACGCCAAGTGAAATCTTGTTGAAAAGGTATAGAAGTAGCCATAGATTTACAAGGTAAGGTAGCGGAACGAATAACCGGTTAATTTCCCTTTGGTTGGAGAATGTTCCCGCCTGGCATGATCTTGTATGGAGACTTTGTGACAACCCAGAGCCTCCCCGGCAATCTTAGTGGAAGGAAACACCTCCACAGTTCCATCTGGGTAAGTCACTTCAACCTTTTTGCTACAAACATTTAGCTCACCCGTTCTTTGAGAAGACGGATGCAGTGATCCGGTTACACCGTACATGGGGTTTTTCTCCCCCGTCATAGACTCTTTTATTTTCTTTTTGGTTTCCTCATGTTTTTTCACCCCTGTTCTTGCCAAACTCTGTTTTATACGAGTCTCTTCAGAGACCGGCCTCCCCGCTTGAGACGGGGGACGACTTGCTTGAGGATTAAGGTTGTAACATTGCTCGGTGCCATAGAACATGTCTAGGAGCGCTTGTTCAAGAATTGGTTCATCCAAGTCATCCGAGAAGACTTCCCAAACAAATGAGTCTGGGTCTTTCCTGAGAGCATTCTGGAACGGGTAGTTTTTTCTCTGGTTTAGGTGGCAATATTTACGCCACTCAAAATTTGTTGTACTACCGATGTAAAACCTGCCGTTTTTTGTGTTGGTGGATATGTAAGTGTCCATCGGAGAAAAGTCGGCAGGAGTAAAAAATTCTATTAGATAGAAGGAGTTGTAAATTAGGCTCTCTTCTGGGCACGGGCCATGAGGCGAGCACCAATGGAGGTGCCACGATTGAGTTCAAAACCACTGTCCTTTGCCACTTCGCCAGCTGCCTTTTCCAGGGCTGCTGGGTTAGTAGGAACAAAGACGTTCTCATCGACAGATTTTTTCATGAGCTTCTCACGAACATCTGTCTGAATTTTTTCTGCAGGAGTTGCTTCGGGTGCGGCAACTGGCTCGCTGGAAGGAGTTTCCACCTCGAGATTCACGGGCTCGGTTCCCGCTTCTTCATGTTTGGTTTCGGTGGTAAAATTTTCGACCCGTGCGGTTTCAGGTGTTACC